TGGTATTATCAGACCGCCGACGAACAGATAGCTTACTTGACCGAGCTTGCGGAAAACACAAAACAATCGACTGCCACGTTGCAGCAAGAGATTGATTTAGTTAATAAGTTCTATCCTCAATTTGGTAAGTCCGCGTCAGATATAACCGATGCGACTAATGCGATAGCGGCGTATGATGCCCAAACCGCTGCCAATACCGCGCAGACGGCGCAGAGTGCTGCTGACGCTCAGAAGTCCTTGATGTCTAATATCAGCAGTCTTGTCGATACTGTAACCAAAGGAATAGGCTCAGTTGGAGATGCTCTCTTTGGTTTAATGAGCGCACAGGAAAGCCTTAAAGAACTCCCTGTACGATTCGGAGGAGTACTTACCAATCTTGATTATTATCCATCAAACGCAAAAGCAGGAATAGAAAAGGATACCGGTACGCCTCAGATTATCACTGCGTTACAGGGACAAGGCACACCGATAGGGTCAAATTCTGTAGTGTCGCAGCTCCAGAACTGGGGGCAGCAGCAGATAAACTCAGGGAAGTCTATATTCGACGGCGTTGCGAGTCTTGCGTCCACAGCAGGCAGCGGTCTGATGGGTGTAATATCTGGCCTCTTAACTCTTGGAACGGGAACTCAGTCTAATGCCACTCTAAACGCAAACACCCTACTCGCGAGCCAGAATAACAACGCACAAAATCTCGGAAACACTGTGAATAATGCCGGTAATAAGGTATCAAACTCTATCACCAGCCTAGCATCGTTACTCGGAGGCAGCAGTAGCGGCGGTGGAGGTGGAGGTATAGGAGGGATATTCAGCGGTATAATTGGCATTATCACTGGGATCGTTAACTTGTTTACGTGGATTGGCAACACGATACAAGAGCAAAAACAACCTACTGAGGCTTCGTTTGGATATGGCGGTTCATATTTCATCACCCACTCAACAAAAGCCCCTATCGATTGGGATGCGATGTTCGGTGATCTAGGTCAGATCGCTAGTGGTTTTGGAAGCGTCATGAGTGGAGCTATGGGTATGATGGGCGGCGGCATGGGACTGCAACACGGCGGCATCGTTACAGCTCCGATAGTTTCACGGTTAGGTGAAGGGGGTCCAGAAGCGGTTATTCCGTTAAAGAAAGGAGCCAATGCGTTAGGCAACCAGTACACAATCAACATGAAAGTATCAGGCGATGAGAATGCAGTAGCGGTTCGTAAGATGGCTGACCAGGTTGTAAAACAAATAAAGCGTAATGACTTCATGCAGAACGGGTGGTACTAGTGCCAACAACTGATAAAATTTACTTCATACGAGGCGACGGCGGTTCCATTGACTTAACCGATCACCTTAATTATGATGTCCTCTGGGGTGTTAATGGCCGCTGGATGCCACCTTACAATTATACATCTGAATATGTTTACACCTACCCTGGACAGGTACTTCGTATAAAGCAGACAGCTCCGCGAGTTATTGATCTTCCTATAAAGGTTATGGGCTCCAGCATAGAAAACGTGCGCGAGAACTTACGTGCGTTAAACAACGCCTTTTCTTATGACCTCGGTTCAGGGAAACTAAAAGTGGTAACTGCTGACGGTAAAACACGGATGATTAATCTTTATTACAGCGACGGTATGGGGTTCCAGGAAACGTCGGATACGGCGTATCCTTCTGTGTTTTATATGTTCTCCCCTGAGTTTACTGCATTTGATCCGTATTGGTATGATCCACTTGAGAATGAAGTATGGTTAAACGCAACCGCAGGCGAAATCGGAGAGAGCAGCATAAACTCTAAGATAACTCTATATAACGAAGGCGATGTTCCAGCGTGGCCGGTGTGGAGTCTAACTGGGGCATTTACTGAGTGCGAGATACAGAATCTAACGACAGGAGCGTTATTCGATCTGCAAGAGACAGTGCCGACTTCACAGCGAGTTTATTTAGATACCCGGCCTGGAAACCATAATGTATTACGGAACCATGTGACCGTTGACTATGGCAACCTGACGACTGATTCAAAGTTATTCCCACTTGTACCCGGCCCGAATGAGATTGTGCCTATATTCACGAACAGCGATGCAAACACCGAACTGCGCGTTCGATGGGTTAACAAATATCTAGGAGTTTAGAAGTAATATGGAGTTCCCCGCAGCCACGTATGACATATGGACACGCGGCAGCAATCTACAGCGAATGGATCTGGTATCTGATTGGACACAACTGACGCTCGATCTTAAGTGGGGGGATATCTCCACATGGTCGCTCACACTACCCACAGCAGAGTTCGTCAATCGATGGCAACTCCAGGGCATATACGGTTCCATGCTAGTCCCCTCTGGCGGTTGTGGTGAACTCGGCGCACCGCTTGGCGTCATCATTATACGGAACAACTCATCACTAGAAAACGCTCTGCTTAGCGGTATTATCATATCAGCGGAAAGAGTGTATGATGGTTTTACTGATACAGTAACATTAACGGGAGAAAGCGATTCATCGTTTTTACGCATAAGAGACTTATGGCCTGATCCGTCTAGCGACTATGACACAAGTACAGGTTGGTGGAGCGGCAATGCTGATGTGGCGTGTGATGTTGTACTTGGACCCGCTGAGAGCTGTCTCAGCTATTATGTTAATTATAATTTAGGCCCGTGGGCTTTACCCTATCGTAGGTTAAACTATTTCGATACAGCTCCAGACCAACAGCGCGGGAGTCAAGTTACGTATCAAGGACGGTTTCAAAACCTGTTCCAAGCGTGTCAGGATATATTAGCGGCTCAGACGGATTTAGTGATCACTGAAAGTTTTGGAATCAAACAAGTCAGTGAAGATGCATCAACACGACTCCTCTACTCCTGGTACGAACCAACTGATAAGACAGACCAGGCGGTTTTTGGAACTGAATTAGGTACAATCAGCAAATTCGATTACACGGAAGCATTACCACAGGCTAATTACATAATGTGCGGCGGTCCGAATTATAACGCAGGCGGGAACGGCCAAACGACGGATATGTGTTACCGGATGTACACGGAGATCCTAAACGAGACAAGCGCGGATATGTACGGGAGACGAGAAGACTTCTGCGATTATGGTGGCAATACATCAGGCTCTAGTGGAAGCTCTGACCAGGAACTTGCGATAATGGCCGCGATGCAGAATCAGGCGCTTATAGCATGTTCTAAAGAGTCGTACCAAATGAACGCTAAAATCTATTTACTTCCTTATGAAGGCCCACAGTTTATGGATAACTTTAATCTTGGAGATATAGTGACTGTTGACATCGGTTCGACTCCTTTGACAATCACAGGTGGGGACCTTCAGCAAAATAACATAATAAGAGAAATAAACATCACCGTAACACCAACCGACGGAGAACGCATAATACCGACGATCTCAGACCAAATGCTATTCTCACGGAGCGGCGGCACACCGAACAGGAGAGCACTAGCAGCTACAAGACAGATACGAAATATGGGGGGGCCACTGAAATGACTATCGGAATCAGATATAACAATTTTGACGTTTATCGACCAAATCTTTGCTTTGGGGTTCAGTGGGATACCTCAAATTCAGATCCAGTGGCTTGTTTAACTAGGATAGGTGATGCTGTTGGATTAGAGGTAGATACCTCATCAGCGGCAACCGCAACATATTCGGTTTACACCTCTGATTTTGATAACTACCTACCGTGGAGTGGTATGCGAAGAGTTGAATTGAACCACAACGGGGATTATGTCTCTGCTCATGGCGAGGTTGACGGGGCTGGGAATAGTACGTTCAACGAGTCAACTACTGGTTCTAACCTAATAATGGTAGAAATACCTAAGTTTTGGTACTCAATTCTTAGGAATACACCAACAGAGGGAGTTTGGCAGTATTGGATCAGTCCCTTCCCGATAGATGGTTATACACTACACCCGGCGTTCCTGCGCGGTCAAAGTGGAACCACTGCAAATATTCTTGATTATATTTACGTTGGAGCGTATGACTCATATATTGATCCGAGATTAAATGCGGCATATCCTAATCTCGATAGCGTCGCAAATGTTACCCCTTCAACGGGACAGACGCGGGCAACGTTTAGGAGTTATGCATCGAACACAGGATTGAACTGCACGATAGCCGGGCAGACGAACGTGTATGATTTTGGCTTGCTCGATTGGCAGACGTGGAATGCACTAGAACTGCTTTATCTTATCGAATATGCTTCATTAAATAGCATGCTGCCTTCTCAGTCAACAGCTCAAGGCGGCCTAAGCGCAGGGATAACGAACGATACTGCGGTAGAAAAAACTGGCTGGACATCATCAATAGATGTGAATGCGAATAGCTTACATAGCTATGACCTCGGAAATTCTAGCGGACAGGTACGATGTAATACCGTAAGCAGCAACCCAGTATATGCAATGTCCTATAGGGGAATAGAAAACCTCTGGGGCAACGTTCACACGATGCTCGATGCGATAAACATAAATACAGATAGGACTATCTGGGTAAATTTTACAGGATCGGATGTAACAGACCAAGTCATTACCGGAACTCCATATGCCACAGGAACGCTAGGTGCTAACTATTCTACAAGCGGCACATCATACGCATCGACTGGCCTTGCATCAACGATTGTTACGACGAATGTCCAGATTCAGGTTGCCGCATCGATAACATTCCAAAACAATACTACTCCCTGGGGGGGCTCGCATGCAGATGGCGTTAATATAGCGATATACCGAACACTAGCCAGTGGTTCCGCCCCGGCTGCGGGTTCTCCTCCAGGCACATACGACTCACTCATCTGGCAGGGTACGTTTTACCCCCCGAGTACAAATACAAACGAAACCGTAGCTCCTACCTTTACAGATATTGATCTCAGCGTTGGGTCGAGTTATTCTTATTATGTATGTATCTCAGCAGTAGCTGGCACTGCAAAGGTGATGTCAGGTTCAACGTTAGAGCTGATAAACGTAGCGGGAATAATGGAGTGGCCTTACGTGCAGACGACGTACTCAGCGGCTACAGCGAGCGGCAATCCAATGTACCCGACAGGCTGGGCGTCGTATCAGGACGATAATTGGCAGTTTGAAAAGTACCAAATGGGTGGCACATTAACCTCTTACATGTGCGCGGCTTATGTAGTTGGCAATTACTCAGCACCTAGATTCCCAAGAGTTTCGGGTTGTTATAATAGCGGCCTCGGCAGCGGAATATTCTCTGAAGATGTTACATTCGGGTATAGCTCAACCGATGCAGCGACCGGAACAAGGTTGCAGTACATCAGACCGCCGATTTCGTATTACAAGTATTAGGAGAAAACATGACAGTAATAGGGGTTAACTGGGCAGGGAACGCATCATCACCTACATTGACTAGAATCGGGATTGACGGTACTCACTCCACCTACACCGGGCCTGTTAGTGCTGGCACACCTTTTAATACATTTGGCCCATGGGCAGGTATGCAGCGCGTGAACGTTTACGATGACGGCACAGTGACTACAAATTGGGGTACGCGATGTTATTCAGATACCAGTACTAATCTCGGGCAGGTTATGGTGCAAATCCCTCAATTTTTATTCTTTACAGACCCAAGTGATTATAATGGTGGTCAAGCGCGGTACTATATCGGTGAAACTAGTGATATAGGGGTGACGATACAAACCACAGGGATTGCACCGGCGCACACAATGGCACAGTCTGATGTTCATCCGCTTTTTAATGTTGACGGAAACTATGTCGATTATGCTTATGTAAGCGCATTTGAGGGGTACTGGGATCCGACTACGCTAATGATGGACTCCGTAGCAGGAGTGCCGCCGACTACCTTCACAACGAATACACTTGCCCGTTCATATGCAGAAGCCCGGGACACTGGTTGGGAGCTGATGAATATACAAGCCCTCTCAGCTCTACAGCTTCTTTTCATAGTTGAATACGCCACCCTAAATTCACAAGCGGCATTAGGTAACGGTATAGTGAGTGCAAGCGGCATAGCAAACACTGGTGCGACAGGAACGCCGGGAACTGACCGAGGGAATTTATCGTACGGAACTACTAGTAACAGTACGACAGCAATGTCCTATAGGGGAGTAGAAAACCTTTGGGGGAACCTACAAAATGTCGTTGATGGGCTAAACGTAGACACATCAAACTACGCATGGATAGCGCCGCAGAGCAGGACTCGACCGACGTATTACGAGTGGGAATTAAACGCCTCACCCTATGTAAAACAATCCTCAACTATTACAAACGCAGGGGCTGGGGGCTGGATGAAACGGCCCAATCAGACTGCAACTGGTAGCTGGAATTTCCTGATAGGCGCGACAGGCGCTTCGTCTAGTACATACTTCTGTAACGAATGTTGGGAAGCGACGACGGGATTGCTAGTTTTGAACCAGGGTGGAAACTACAACGATTCTACAGGGGCAGGGCTTTTCGCTCAACGATACACGGTGACTGATGCTACACCGGCCGGGGCCAGATTGCAGTACCTCCCAAGTTCATAGGTGTAAAAATGGAAACATGCTCACATTGCGGGTTGCCGATCGGGACTAAAGAATTACAACAAATTTGGGTACTTAGTGGAACAAAATACACTTTTCACGGCAAGAAATCAAGTGCTCAGGGATGCAAGGAAAAGTGGAGAGCTGCCAGGAGGGAGTCAAATGCACAGAAGAAGGTATAAATCAGAAAAAGACGCAGAGTTCGAAGAGTACTATAACAACCTCACCGAATGCGAGCGGCTTGAACTAATAGCAGAGATCGAAGAGGAAAATTATGAACGAAAGACGTGTACCTAGATGGATCAGGCTTCGGATGCCCACGCAATGCGAACAGTGTGGCAAACAACCTGTCCTGCTTACTGAAGTCGGCATAAAAAACCGTCGATGGCTCTGCGATGATTGTATCCTGGAGTTAGAAGAGAAAGTACTAAGCTCCGATGAGTTTTACAAGGTCAAGGTCGATCAGAAGAGAGCCAATAATGTAGCGAATGCTGCGGCACGTCGGGCGCACATAGCTGAGGATATACTAGCGAAAGAGATGTCCCCAGAGGAAACAGCTAAGCACAAAGAAGAGGAACACGAACAAGGGAAAAAAAGCTAGTGAATACGGGATGTTTCGATGGATATGGCATACCAAACGCAAAGAGTTTATCATCATTGGAGTCATTGTATTTATCGTACTCCAAGGGTTATCCTTCCTGAACGGATCACTCATGCAGCCTATGGTACTTATCTCAGACAGCTTTTCCGCAGCGGTGTACGCGATCTTATCCGCTATAGCTATCCTTCTTATAGATATGGGGATCCATGGGGGGTTCAATAATGGAAGCACTTAACGAGCAAGAAACAGACCATGACACAATCGTAAGGCATGAGTGTGAGATCTGCACTATACAGGAAGACCTCAAAGAAGTAAAGGACGTTCTCGGCAAACAGAACGAACATCTAGACAAACAGGATGCGGCGCTCGCTAAGATCCAATGGTATGTCTTAACGGCGATAATAAGTATTATGGGAACGATAATCGCTTTCAAGATAATAGCTTTATAAAAGAAGAACAGAATATAAAACATATAAACGGAGGTAAAGCTCTGAGATGCTAGACTTGATCGTGGCGATGACGCTCCAGGAACTGCAAGAGATTATTAGTATAGTAATGTCAATAAGTGGGTTCTTAGTGGCGCTCTATGCAGCGGGTTTACTCGCAGCCTTTTTCGCGTTATTCTAAACTCTAAAAGTAAAAAAGGAGGTGCATAAAATATGGCAAACACTAATCTCGACTTACGTATAGCTATCAGCGTGATAGTCGCTGGCCTTACGGCACTGTCCGCTGCAGACCCCGACTTAACGGCAGAAGAACAGGAGATAATTACCCTGTTAACAGGAATCCTAAACGGAGTGCTA